CTGTTTGCCTTAAAATCAATACCTCTTGTCGTACCTTCTATAGGAATTGCAAAATACCCATCAGGCATTTCTTGACCGCCTGAGAAGCCATGCTTTCTCTGACGTTGATACTCACTAAAAGCATTGCTTGGGTCCATTCTTGCTTGACTGTAATACAAAGCTGTAGGTGCTGACTTACTATCTCCAGGCCTAGAAGTTGTACCCTTTGTTACAGCATCCATTAACTCTTCTTCAGTATATCTTTTATTTTTATCTATTAAACCTTCTTTGTAAGAACTTGGCGGAATAGACTCGGCATTCTTTTCAAGCAGTCTTAAAAACTCTGAACCAAGCATACCTTTTTTAGGGTATGAGTTTGTTAACGATGAAGTAAAAATAAGTTTTTCTGTAAATTCTTTAATAGGTTCTCTAAACTTTAAAAGTTCTAACCGTTCTAAGTTTTTCTTTTCAGTAGGTACTGCTTGACCAAAATAATCAAGTTTATAGTCTTCCTGTTGAGATAGGGGAACATCTCTCTGCAAATAAGTCGGAGGGTTCTGTCCAGTAAACCCAGCACTTAGGGACTGAGTTGTTGCTCGTTCTGTAGGAGTGCCACGTAAGAACTCTGTGTCACCAGAAAGCATAGCTTTAGTCTGACCCACAACGTCAGCTTTAATCCCACCAGGAATTGCATTAATACCAGCTTTAACTGCAGTAGTCCCAACCTTAGCCGCAGGAATAAGCTCTAGTGCAGTAAGTGCGTCACCAATAACGGCTTCTCTAGCTTGGCTTACTTGTTCGTCCGTAGCTTGGTCGTATGATACATTATACATACGTTGAAGTCTAGTGTTTAAATCTTCTGCACCAAGTCTATACACACTGTCTTTAATTTGACCAACAACTTCTTTAGTAGTTTCAATAGGAGAAAGTACAAATTCTTTGGCACCTTCATAAGCACCAACAGCTGTATCTTTAAGGAATTTTATTTCATCTTCATTAACAGCTTTGCCAAGCTTCTCACCAAAAGATTCATACTCATTATCTAAACCTAGAATGTTATCGACAATAAGTTCACCCCAACCCATACCTTTTTGTTCTTTAGTAGGTGCTGCATTATAACGACCGAACATTTTATCTGTTTGATCTGCAAGACCGCCTTCAGCAAATCCTAGTTTAATCTTAAGCTTATCAAACATGGACTCTTTATACTTAGGTGATTTCTTTGGTTCACCTGATGCTGTTAGGATATCTTGAGCAGCTTCCATAAGTTTAATGTAAGGTTCGTATCGCTGCTCTAAATAACTCCAACGATCCTCTGGATCTGCTTTGAGTGTCTTTTGCATTTCTTTAACGTCAGACACATTTCTTTCTTGGATATGTTCTTCTTGTGGTTTAGTCCCTAAGACTTTATCCTCTAAAAAGTCAAAAGCCTCAGTATTTTTTTCGTCAGATACTTTAGTCAGTAAGTCAAAAGCACGTTGACCATACTTTTTTATAAACTCTTCTTTACCAATCTTTATACCATCAGGGTGATTGTTAATACTTTCCCGAATACGATCAAAACCTCTGTGGGTCATTTCATGTGCCCAAGTCGATGGATTTGCCTCACCTGGATCTGCAAGAATATCGTCAGGTCTTATATTATAAGCTGTTTCTCCTGCGCCTTCTTCAAGTGCACTTTTAACAGCTTTTTCCTTAGACATTCTAGAAGGAAAATAAAAAGCATTGTCAAGAATATCTGTAGAAAGGCTAGCAAGATCTATGTTTCTTCTTCTAGCTTCTTCAATCATTTCGGGTGTAAACTGAAAGTCGGTTACTTTATCAGTGTCAAAACCTTCAAAACCAAGACGTGCAATAGGGTTCCAAGATAAAGCTGGATCAAAATCTGCTCTTGCTTCTACTGTTGCTAAACCTGTTTGATCTGCTACAGTAGGTTCTTTTTGATCTGACTCCTCTGGACGCATTTTTGGTCTAGGAGAAGACATTAAACCTTTTTCTTCTATTTCTAAACTTCCAGGTCTGTATCTAGGTCTTGGTGATGATTCAACCATTAATATGTTCCCTAAGTAATAATAAGGATCTAAGCACACGTATTTCACCCTGAGCACGATACAGCTCTTCTACATCTGTAATCTGCTCAAGGCGTTTATGTACTTTGTCAATTCGGGTTAATATTTCTTCCAGAAACGGATTGTACAGTTCTGGATTGTTTACAAAAGGTTTAAGTGTATTATTCACGACGAGTTTCATTGTACCTGTTGTGGGCCAGTATTAGCTGAGAAGCCCTGTTCTCCTGGCTGAGGCGCTGTACCAGTTCCTATAGTACCACCCCCGCTACCTTGCGTATCCTGCACTTGTACGCCCGCTGGAGCGCCCTGTGGACCTCCTGGTTGTTGAGGTGCAGGAACACCTGGTTGTGGTTCTGGCGGATTAGCTGCTTGGAACTGTTTCAAGATCTCAGCTTGCACTGCTGCTTCCGCCATGTTGTTGCCAACTTTATCTGGATCAAGATCCATAGACTTAGCAATCTCACGAACGATATAATCCATACGAGCAAATGGTGCTAGTGCTGGATTTTGTACAACTTGTAAGAACTGCATTAAGCGTTGGCTACGTACTTCATTAGCCATTAAGCTTTCCGTACCACGAGCTTTAACTTCCAAGTCACCTTTGATCTCTTTGTCAAAGTCAAACTGCATGTTAAAGTTAAAGAAAGCTTTGCCTAGTGGTGCTAGTAAGTAATCATCGATATTCTTGACTACGTTACGAATAGAGCCATTCGCAGCAGACATAAGCATAGAAATACCAGAAGCAGTACGACCAACACCGCTAACCCCAGTCTGTCCGTGGGCAAACGAAGGAAAGCCTGTAGATTCATCTGCCAGCACTCTTGCCTTATCAAACATTTGCATGTTTTCATTAGATACGTTAGGAAACTTGGTGCCAAAGATAGCTTGACCAGGTGCCCCTCCCTGTCTTCTAAACACTTTGCCTGGATACACGGAGAGGTCTTGCCCTGGGACGAGGTTAGTCTCGTCTACTTCAATAAGTAAATTACCAGATAGGGCAGCGTTATCTACTGCCATACGCATAAAGCCATTCATAAGTGTTTGAGTGTCATCCATGTTCTCAGCAATACCAACGCCAAAAATACTGTATGGATTCATTTCATACGGTGCAGCAAAGTAAGGGATGTAAGCTGGTGTGAACGGATTCATTACTAGACGTAATACTTGGCTATTTGCAATCCAAATATTTACACTCAACTGATCTGCATTTTTTAGTTCTGAGGGAATGTCTACTCCCTGATCTTCAATAATTTCTCTATCAACAAAACCCCAAAACTCTAAGACTTCAAAGCGTTCTGCTTTATCCTCTTCTTCGGAGTTATCTTCCATGACCTGTTCCCACCACTCTTTGCGGTAGTTTTCACCAATCTTTAATGCGTTATCAATAGCATTGGGGCGGAAGTAAGGACGTTTTTTAAGTGCTCGTACTTGTGAACGAGACATTTTGTGACGCTCAACTATGTACTCTGCCTCTTCCATTGTAGATGCGTCTGGGTCTGGATAGAAGTTCCAGATAGATACGGAAGTAGTTTGTGGAATTGTTTTAAATAGTGGCGTATACTCACCATCCTCATTCCAGTTTGGATACTCTTTATCTACCGCAAATGGACCTTTCATAATACCTGTGCCAAACAATGCACATTCAAAAGCAGCCGCACGAAGATGTTTCTTTGCGTGAGACTCCTCTAGCTGGTCATGAATTTTCTTTTCCATCTTTTTAGCAGCAACTTCTGCAGGATGCATTTGCACAGCAGATGGGCTACCACTGGGTCCAGGTTTTACCTGATCTAATACAGGTTCTAATTTACCTGCAAGACCTGCTAGACGTTCTTTAAATTCTGGGTAAGTTTCTCCAGGAAGTAGTTTGTCTGGCTTAGTATCGCCAGATGCTTTACGTATCTCTTCGTTGGTTTCAAAGTTTACAGTTTCTTCTACACCATCTGGAAGTTTTGTAGGGTCAATAGTTAAAGGAAATTTATTACCACCAAATAAAACGTCAGCAATTTGGCCGTAAGCAGCCAAGGTTTTAGTTTTTGTAACTTTAACAAAAATACGTGACTTTTCTGTTGAAGTAAATTGTATGTCAGATCCATAAGTACCTCTATAGTTTCTATAAGCTTTAATCCAGCGTTCCTCGTCAGTTTGACGTGCTGTTTCTGCTTTATTAAACTTATTTTTTACAAATTGGACAATTTGACCTGCGATTGGATCTGTATAGTCATCTTTTGCTACGTCTTCGATAGCAGAAGCCTGTTCCATATCCATTTCCATATCTTCAAATTCTTCTTCCATATTTTTTCCTTAATATCCAAAAGTGGGATCTGATGCCTGAAAACCAGTGCGCTGGGCAAAAGGATCAAAATCAAATAAATTACTTCTTGGTCTGGTCATAATACCATAACGTAAAGCATCATACAAGTGATCTTCTGCATGTGTGTCTACATCTTCAGGATTATTTTTATCTAGAGGTAAACTTGGTATTTGTGATATTGTATTTACACAACTGTTAAAAAATACTATTCTGGGTTCTTCTGTAAACTCATCAATTTGCAGTCGTCTGTGTACTTCGTTTTTACCTGCTACACGAGAGCCTTTAGATCTATCTGAGGGTCTCCATCTGCAGCCTTTCATAATCATTTGTTCAGCGAGTGAAGGACCAGTATCACCACGATTATGCCACAAAGAAGAGTCCAAAACTCCATACCGTATCTTTTCTCCTGCCTCTGCTTCTATTTCCAATATCATATCGGCTAGGTCAGTGGCTGTAACTTTAGATACGTACAGTTCTCTATACACTACTAACTGCTCAGATCCTGGAACTACTGTGAACCAAAGAACTCCAGTATAGGAACCATAACCATAGTCACAAGCCCTAAAACGAATCCAGTTATTTGGGATGTCGTATGGGTTAACAACATGAATGTTTCGGTTAAACTCTGGGAAAGCTGCGCCTTCATTAATGTCCCAATCACCTTCAAGCAGCTGTCTTCGTTGGTGCTCAGGTAGGGATAACAAGTTAGCTTCATAAAGTCCGTCATCCGAAAGATAGGGGTTGTCAAAGAGGGTGGCTGGTATAAACTTACGTTTGAACAGAGGCTCACCCTCTCGACTGTGACCTTTCGGCCAAGTAATCACATCTCCGTTTTCATCAGTAGCATAAAACGACCTGTCTGGAGTTTGAGGATCAATGAACGTTCTTTTTACCCACTGATGTCCAGGTCCACCTGGGTTGCTAGTAGCCCTCATGTAAAGAGGTAGACCAGAAGCCTTAGTGGTACGAAGACGTGATCTCATATAGTTCCATGCGTAGGGTGTAGGCCATTGTGTAAGTTCGTCAAAGCCAATCCAGTTAAAAGCTTGACCTTGGTATCTCATAACGTCATCTTCTCTGTCTAGGTATGACATCCACAATGTGGCACCTGATGGAGCTACCCAAGTTTTATCCCTTTCCATAAATTTAATTCCAGGAATAGCCTTGGGATAAAGTTGTTTGCTTACTGAGATAAGCTCACGAAGTTCTTCTGTACTACGACGGACGAGAAGCATTCTCGCATTTGGGTTCCCCAAGTAACGTACAGGGTCGGCAACCATTGCGTAAGACTTACCTCCACCAGCAGCACCTCCATAAAGAACCTCCTGTTCAGTTGCGGCTAAGAACCTAGTCTGGGGGCCAGGGTTAGGTTCGAATATTACTTCTCTTACTGCTTTCTCTACGTCTAACTCTTCAGGTTTCGGTTGCGCTGGTACTGATGTACTCTTTTTGACCGAGGAGTCTACCTTCGAGCCTTTCTGCCTTTTCAAGGGCTTCTTTGTAACGTTTGGCGAGGTAGCGTTGAGTTGCAGCTTGTGTCTTACGTCGTTGCTCAAGTTTCACCCTATTATATAAACCTACATGTGAAATGTATCTACCAGATTGAGTTGTTAGCCAAGCAGATACTTCTCTATAGCTATACCTTTTTAAATGTTTTTTAGCTAACTCAAATAACTCTAGTTCTTCTGGTATTGGTAGTAGTATATCACAATCATCTGGGTCTTGTCTATAGCCAAATGGTACAACACTACCTAATCTCACTACAGGTTTCCAGACATAACTACCATCTATAAAGTCTGGTTTGGGTAATTGCCAAGTTTTATTAGTCTTCATCCGATTTCTGCGGCAGAATAAACAATGGGTTTGTAGCAGAGACTTCTACTTTTTCTGTCTTTACAAAACCACTGCGATCTAGGACATCTTTTGCAGCTGCCATTTTTTCTTTGTTTCCCAGATCTGTTGGATTATTCATAATCTCAAACATTGAGTATGCAGCTTTAGTTGCAGAAGAAGAGATAAACTTTTTAGTAAGATCTGCAATCTCTTCTGCAAGAGGTTCTGCAACCTGTCTTGAAGTGACAGCATCTGCATACCCAGCAAGCTTCTTAGCTTTAACTAGATTACCACCAGCTTCCTCAAACAACACGTCGAGAAATTTCTGTTGTTTCTCTGTTAAGTTTTTAGCCATATTATCCTACCATATAAAATATAAAACCAATAGCACCTATACCTAAGATAAGTAATACACTTGTTGCGATCCAAGTTATAATCTCTTCTATTATCTCAGCTTTACGGTACTCTTGATCCTTTTTCTGTTTTCTTATCTTAGCTTCAGTACGTACTAGTTCTTCCCAAGCTCCAGGCCCATAGACAAAACTAATATGCTGCCGTAGTTCTTCCCGCATAGCATCTGCTTGACGTTTTGCATTCCAAACAGCAAGTGCTTCTGCTTCTACAGACCCTCCCAGGGTTTTCCACCAAGGAGGGTTGTTTGTTTTCTTTTCGACTTGACCTAAGTCAGACATGGCACTGGCCCACTGAGATAGTTGACCAGTCATGTCCTGTAGCTCACGTCCTACTTGTATGCCTTTTTTAATGGCATTGAAGGCGACTGTGGCACCCCCAATAATAGTAACTGGGTCCATGAGTCTCCTCCCAAAGAACTCACTTTATTTGTTGTTAGAAACGAACTCGTATAGTTTCTCCGCTTGCTTCTTCAACTCTTCTGGTGTGTACATCTTTGGGATATAACGTTCCCAAGCTTCCAATGCTAGTTCACTATTACTTTTGGATTGCTCCATCATTGTTTTAGCAATTTCTAGCTGTGTGTCATATGCTTTATCTAGCATTTCTTTTGCCATAGATAAAACATCTGTGCGAATCTGATAAGGGTTTGATTGTGTCATGTGTGTGTTCCTGTGTGTTAAACTTCTGTAACGACTCTTCGGATATCTGCACGGCCAATACCCATGTCGTTCAGTTCTCTGTCTGTCATTCTGTAGAGTTGGTTCATAGCAATTCTACGATTAACTTCTTTTTGCCGTGCTTCAATTAGTTTAATAAACCATTTTTTCATTTGTGTCTCCATAATTATGCTGCACTTGCAGCTTACGGAAACTAGTTTTACATATATAGTTATACTATACTATAGACAATAATGCAACCCTGTTATTACCCTACTGGGACAAAGGTTTCTGTTACAGTAATAATAGTATCAATATGACCAGCAGAAGCAGGGATATTTTGTATCTTATCACCAGGCTGCAGTACTAGGTCAATGTTTGCAAAAGTAATGTAATTGTTTGCACCTAGACTCTTACCTGCTAGAAAGTGAGACGTGTAATTATCTGCTGCTACGTACCATTCTACATCTACAGAGTTTGTACTGCCACCGCCATTAACTACGTGTATAAATGTAACCTCAGCTATACAGTTAGCAGGGCAAGTATACACAACCTCTGTAGCAGTGCCATTGTTATGACCCCATACAGATCTTTTACGTGCTGCCTTGCCCTGGTTTACTAGTGACATTATTTTTTACCCTTAACGGCTTTTTTAATTGTTTTAACTACCCAAGCTTCATTAACCTCTGTAGCAGGATCGTCAGCAATAAAACTACCGTCTTTATCACGGGCACGTTCCATTACTAACTCTTCTACCACTTCAGCTTTCTTTTTATCGGGAGCTTTTTTAACTGGCTTATTATTACTGTTAATAAATTCGAGAACAGCAGGATCTTTAGTATGCCATTCTCCACGAATCTTTTCAGCAAGAACATCACCACGATGTCCTACTACTTTATCACCCTCTAACTTCATTTAAACAACCCTGTTTTACGCATGTCAGTTACTGAGCCGCCTTTAGAATAGCCTGATTTTTTCTTAGCCATACCGCCCTTATTCATTTTACGAGGATCACCTTTAGCTCTACCAGAAATACCACCAGTAGATTTCCAGTTGCCTAACCATCTTTTTAGGTTATCTACTAAAGTTGTAGGATCGTCTTTTCTTTCGTTCTTAAGATCTTCAACAATCTTTTTAACTCTAGTAACTGTCTCACCACCTTTTTCAGCTGCATTGATAGCTTTTTCTGCTCTAGCTACAATTTTCTTTACTGATGGATCATTAGATGGAAGTGCAGAAACTGTAATTTCAGACTTTGACTCAGGACGAATCTTTGGTCTTGGAGAAGAGGTAAGTCCAGTTTTAGTAGATTTTTTAGACCCTGACTCTTCTTTATAGTTCGTACTATAACTTTTACCCTTCCAAGTAAAAGTCTTACCTGAACCTTCAGCTTTACGTGCAGCTGCAAAAGCTTTGCTAAAGCTCATATTATCGTATTTACCAGCCATTACTATTTTCCTTTTTTCATTTTTGGTGTTCCACTTTGTGTGGGTTTATTTGATGCTCCACAGGCTAAACCACCATGATAATAGCCCGATCTAAATTTAGCTGTTTTATCCGCTATCTTTTTTGGCTGTTTTACAAATTGTTTTCCAGCCTCTGTACCTTCACGTTTTGCTTTTGTAGTAGCTGCATATTCTGCGGACGACAAAGATTTAATGGCTTTTTCTGGTAGGTATCTTTCTCCAGTTTCACCGCTAGGCTTGCCACTCTTTGTTTGCCAATTCTGTTTTGTCCAGTCTCTGAGAGACTTTTGAGGAGCTTTCATGATTTGTACCCTCCGCCTTTTTCTTTGTACATTTTGGCAACCATCTGGGCTTTTCTCGCAGACCATTGCCCAGCCTTGCCACCTTTTGAACCTGCCTTGACTTGTTGGACAAGCTTACGGCGCATGGTGGGGTTTGTGTAGTTACCAGCAGCATTAATAGTGTCTCCACCTTCAGAGTAACCAGAGGCTCTTATAGCCCTACCTTGTTTTTCAGCAGCAGCTTTAGTCTTGTAGACCTTACCAGTCTTACCCCAACGATAACCACCTTTTACTTTTTGAACAGGCATTATGCGTTATCCCCTTTGACTTTGTGGCAGTATGGTACTGCATAAGCACCACCTTGTCTTACTGTAGAAGCAATCTCTTTTGCTTCTTCTAAGCAAGCTTCCTCAGTATAAAATGGCTCTGGTTTTGCTATAACCTTACAGGACAGCGCCATAGGATCAAAACAGACGAGCATTATCCCTATCCACATTACGAACCTTTCACCCACTTCTTAGAAGGGGATTTAGTTTCAGAGGGAGACCACTTTACTCTATCAGCCCAGTATGCTGCAGACATCTTACCCTTTTTGATATTCTTTGCGTGGCGAGACTTAAACGCCTCTCGTTGTCCTGCAGTTTGATTGGTTTTTACACCTTTCTGACCAAACTTGATATACTTATACTCACCACCTTCAGAAGCCATGACGTGGTGAGATTTACCACTACTGTCGTTTAGTCTCTGAGGTTTGTTGACTTCACGTAAGCCAACTTCTTTCATTTTGTTTTTGACTCGCTCGGGTATAGCCATTATGCTTTTCCTGCTTTACTATTTCTAGGAAAAGATCTATTAGCACTTTTAGTTGTTACTGACAGATTTCTACTAGAGTTATCTCTGGGATTACCATTACGGTGATTGACATCTTTACCATCACCTTTTTTAACTGTACCACCTAAAGCAAGCTTTTTACGTGCAGCATTTCTGGAAGCACGATTCTTTTTCTGCTTCTCGGTGCCTTGATAATTGTCGTATTCTTTACGGTAATTTCTGCTCATATAATAATTAGGGGAAACATGGGACGTTCACTTAACCCCTACTCCTTATTTAAATCTGTTATGTTTTGGATTATCTTTACGTCCAAATAACCTAAGAATAAAGTCTGTAGTACCTCTTACCATTTCAGTTGGTGTGGGTAGTAGCCAACCTAGTATTAATAATAATATAACCCAAGGGGGTATGTTAGTATTAGTAATATCTAGATTCTCCACTCTACCAGTCTCTACTTCTTTTACTATCTCTGTTTGAACTACATCTCTACCAGCAGTAACTTCTTCTTTCTGCTCTACGGATACGGCAGACTGTCTATTCTCTTTACCTACCTGTGCATTACTATTTACTGTAGGCCCACCTGAGCCTCCTAGTAAACCTAAAGTGCTCAAACCACAGGAAGATAAAAACAGAGATAAGACTAACCATTTCATGCAATTAGTTCAAAGTGTGGTGCATCAATAAAGGGTCTTTTACCTTGAGATCTACGAAGATCAACGTAAGCATTCATAGCATCCTCAGCTGTGCCAGGGTAGGATCTGATATCACCTTCAGACCAAGCAGCACCCCACTTAATAGAACAACCTACCT